AGTAAGAAACTGCATGTGCGTTATTGTCAACCCACCAGATGTGTTATCAATACCTTTGGTGGTTGTTGTTGTATTTACAAACAACTCTTCGTTATTGAACACCGCAAAGTTTGCGTTTTTAAAGTAGTTGTCGCCGTTAATTTTAACTCCTCTCACAAGAGTAGTTCCTCCGGTATGAAGATTAAGTCCTTCAACATTACTACCTGTTATTTCCAAAACAGTCTTGTTATTCGGAAAAGCTAACGTTCCATACGGTGGACGAGCGTTAGTGATTTTTATGTGTTTAGCTCCGGCAGTATCTCCACCATTTGGGAACGCAGCATTATTTATTCTAACCAAGACAGCATCAAAACCGGGAAAGTCAATCTTAAAAAAAACTGCTTTTGAGGGATTTTGTCCATAAGCTTCTGCATAAAACCCGTCTATAGTTGTTCCTAGCTGAGTATATATGCCTACATATTCTGAGAAATTAGCAGCGTCAGCGCCTACATATCCAACACCATAATGCACGTTCCTGATATACGTTTGAAATCCAGTAAGGTATAAACCTACAACATTGAAGTTCATGGAAACCTTATTGATTATGGTGAAATGAGATTCCAACTCTGAATAGATACCATAGTGGTTTTGGTGTATAGCTATGTTTTCACCGTAACATCCGCTCGAATACTGCGGAGCATAAAAACCATAATCGTAGTTTATGAACAATACATCCTTAAATTTAAAGCTTGTTTCATAGGTATTTACAGCTGATAAGCATCTACCTTGTTGGTTCGAAGAGTAGAAAGAAATTCCTTGGACAATGAATTTAAAATCAACATCTGTAGGGTGGTCTCTTAATATGAAATTTTTACCCTCTGTCAATATCCTTGATTGAAGCGCGGTATTAGAGAATAACATTTTGGATTCTCCAATCAAATACACTTCTTTAATTCCTGTTTTTGTTATCCGCACTTCGTCAAAATAAAAACTCTCGGGAGGAAAATAATAATTGGTTGCCGGATTATTTTCAATATGGTTTTTTAATATAGCTGCATTCGAAGATTTTATGGAAGTAGAGTTGTCTCCACTTATAATTCCAAGTGATTTCACATTGATCATATCTATCGATTTTTCTGCAAACTGTGCATCAAAATTATTCAGTCTAGATCCCAATACAGGAAATGCAGCACCTTCAACTGGCTGACGTGCGTCCACTATCTCTGTATTGCTATCGCCAGCACTGGCTACGATATTATTGATCCGTGTTTGTGCTACATCTGCTGTATATTGCGCCGTTCCCGCCGCACCGACTGCGGTATTAGCTGTAGATTGAGCTGCACCAGCAGCACTAACACCCACATTTGCTGTGTTCTGAGCTGTTGCTGCCAGTCCTGCTATAACAGATATTTCAGCATCCTGTGAGCTTATTTGTCCGTCCACATATGTTTTAGATACCGACTCCTGCCCCACCAGATCCGCTGGTATGACCCCACCATTAAGGAACTGCTGTGTAATATCGTATTGTGAACTCATAACAACCCCCCCATGACATCTTCAATAACAAGGTAATCCGGTGTTTCATCGTTGACTTTGTTGAATTCCTCAATCAATCCGTTGTATTTGGCAGTGTAATTGTTCACCATCGCCACATCGTTAAAGTTCTCAGTGATCTGCACCAATCCACCGTATACCAACAACATGTGAAAGTCTGCATCAAGCTCTGGTGCAGCAGATAATGAATTGAAGTTTAGTTGTGTAGGGTATTTGTTGTAAAACAGCGTGAGACCGCCCACAACGTCCTCGGTAGGTGTTGGGTAGAGAGCAAACCCTGTTGTTCCTACAAAGTAATAGAATGGCGTGTTCGACTTCCTGCGCACGTCCTGGTATCTATGCTCAACACCGTTTGCAAACACGCCAACTAAGCTGGTTTTTGGGAAAGGTAAGTTGTAAGCAAAGACATTTTTTTGAAGGTTGTATATAGCAAGGCTTCTAATCGGAAATGTTGTCCGAAACAGTTCATTTTGTACCTGATTTACCTTACGGATCACGCTATCATTGGACAGGCCATGTGGGTACTTCTCGGCAATCTCGTCAATTATTTCTTGTAGTGTCACGTTATCACCCCTTAATAGACAAAAAAGCCCCATTGCGGGGCCTCTGTCACATTACTTTAATTTCTTGCTTGGTGCTGTTTTCGATGCGATTGTTAGCTGCGCGAGTACGTACATATGAATCAGTCCAAATCTCAGCGATTGCTTGTGGTACTTCAGTCGGAATACCGCGAGGAACTGTATAAACTACGCCATTGAATCCGATTGGAACCACTTTATCTGAAGGGTTCTGTGGATCATCAGGGATTGTGATACTTACTTTCGGCATTTCCTTCAATTGTTGTGCTGCACTCTTTTCTGCTAATGCCGCTTCTTGCTCCATGGATTGTTCTGTTTTTGCTGCCATGATTAAATTCCTCCTCAAATTAAAAAGGGGCGCTAGGCCCCTCTATTATACTGATGCTCCAGATTCGTAACGGACAATTGCGAGTTCTTGAAGACGTACTACAGTGAAAGCACATTTCCAAGCAACAGTGTTGAACTGGTTCAATGGGTCAGCAGATCCAGCAGATCCAGCAGGGTGAACGATGATATCAGGCTTCATGCTACCACCAATGTCAGGAAGACCATAAGCACCGCGACCAAGGAAGATTGTTCCGTATACGTCAGCTGCAGCAGCACCAGCACCCGGGAATTTAACTCCTTCGTCAACCTCTTTGAAGTAGATTCCGTACATCTTACCGAGCATACCGTTTTCGCGGTTCTCAGTTTTAACATAGGTGTTTTGATCCTTCCACTCTTGCGTTTGCATTAAGTCCATAGCTACATCTGTATGAACCAGTGCGACATATCCAGATCCACCGCCTGGTAGTTTAATAGGCTTAACCTTATTACGCTTCATAGCGCGGCGTACCTTCAAGATGTCTGCGGCTGTGATCTTGTCAGTTGCTGTTACAGTAACGCGTGATACCCTTCCAGCTGCATAAACTACGTTCGTTCCTGCTGCCAGTATGTCACGAGTAATTACGTTGATGGATTCACCAGCGTTTTCACCCATCAGGCCTGATGCTTCAGTAAGGATTGGGTCGTAACCAGTCATATTGATGAATTCAGAAATCTTTGTCCAGCTGCCGTACTCCGACACAGTAGCGTTGATTGCTACGATATCCAAATTAACTCCATCAGGTGTAACGCCCTCTGTCAGTGCTGTAGTGGATACAGCCAGTGAGTTCAAGCGTCTGAAGTTGGTTGTAGCTCCTTTGCGGTTAGGGATGGTTTTCTTTTCCCCGTACTCTGTCCACACCAATTCCGGTGTGAGTCTCTCAAGCATCTCGTCTTGGAAATATGTGTGTTGCTCTGCTGTTAGTGCGTTTACTCCTGCTGTTGCGTTATACCCTTGTACTGATGTTGCCATGGTTAGTCATCCCCTTAGTATGGTTGTCCGCGCTTATTGGCTTCTCGGAACGCTTTACGCTCTGCCTTAGACATAGCCAAGTATCCTGTGGCTTGTTCTGGTGCGTCAGCGCCCAATGCACCTGTTGAGCTGTCGGCATTTTGTTGCAGTCTTCGTATAGCCTCCTGCTGGGCTTGTTGCGATGCGGTAGTTACCCGCGAGTCATAAGTGAGTATTTTGTAAGCATCATCAAGGCTGTAACCTTTGGTGGCTGCCATGTTGATTACATCTACTTTGTAATGAGCAAAGTTCGGGTAGTTCGTTACATCGTTCTCCATGCTGGCGATCTGCGTCTCTACCCTCTGGATAAGATCAGCCTCAGAACGCTGTTGATCACGCTGTTTAAGCTGGTCGAGCTCACTTTTTAGCGGCTGTACGTAATCACGAATAACATCTTCAGATACGCCTAATCTATCGGCTTCTTCTTGGATGCGGCGGTCTGTTTCGGCTTGTTCTAGTGCTGTCATGTACGTTTCGTGGCTATCAAACCCGTAAAATTTAGCTGTACGCTCTAACATCTGCTGGTATCGCTCGGCTTGCTGGGCTTTTTCGGATACCTTATCGTAGTTCAAACCTTTCTGAACCCAATTCGGCACTTCATCCTCTGGCACAAAGCGTTCTTCCTTGTTGTACTTGACCTTTATCCCTCTGGGTTCTTCCTGTGGTGG